AAGTGGTCCCGAACGGGTCTTCTTCGAGGTCTCAAAGATCACAGTCGAGAGATCATGTCACGGCTCCTAGAGAACCAGGCAGCACAGCTACTGAGGGAGCAAAACTCCCTATCAACAGGTGGCGGCAATCTGGCAAGCTCTGGAGATGTCCGTGGATTCACAAATATCGCATTCCCGATCGTTCGTCGGGTATTCGGTGGACTCGTATCAAACGAGCTGGTTTCAATTCAGCCGATGAGCCTTCCCTCAGGACTGCTCTTCTATCTGGATTACACGTATGGAACACGTGTTGGTGGTGATACTAACCTCCAAACGGGTGCTGCAAATACAGGTGCTGATGCACAAACCTACTCTAAGGGTCAATCGATCTACAACACACCGACAGGCAAGGGAGTTCAAAGTGGTTCTCTAGCAACTGGTGGTCAGTATGATCTAGCTGGAAGCACATATACCAAGGTGCATAGTTCTTCTATTATCTGCACGACAGGTAATATCCTAGCATCAGGAGCCTTCCAGGGCAATACCACACTGCAGGACGGACGAAAATGTGCTGCTACAGGTACAGACGGACGTCTTCTACAGTTCGATCCACAGGTTCTGAAGCTAATTGATGATGATGTTGGTAACAACGGGAACACAACAGGTGAATTCCAGTTGGTCATTCTTGATCTCGCGTCCTCAAACTTCGCGAACATGGACACATCGCTCGTCAAGGACGTTTCACTGTACTCAGATGCTGATATGGGTGCTAATCAAGCACAAGGCGGTATGGGTCTCGCTGCTGTCCCTGAGTCAATTCAGGGCGGTAAGAACATCGTTAACGTTCGTCGTCTGAACCAGATCGGTACATTCGCCGGCGGCGTATTCACCTCTAACCCACTTGTATCGAGAACTGCTGTTAATGCTGCACTTCTGGTTGTTGTCACAGGATCACATAAGGCGTTCCCAGCCGGTGTGGCAAACCTGACAGCTTCGTACGCACTACAGGCTGGTCTAGACGTGGATTCATCTGATGGTTCGGCACTTACAATTCCTTCTTTCGAGTCGGACTTTGCAAGTTCACCGTCCCCCAGAATCCCCGAGATCGATATCAAGATCGAGTCGATTGCTGTAACAGCACAGACCCGTAAGCTACGCGCTCGCTGGTCACCAGAGCTGGCACAGGACCTCAACGCATACCACTCATTGGATGCAGAGGTTGAGCTCACACAGATTCTCTCTGAGCAGGTTGCTCTTGAGATCGATCGTGAGATCCTCAACGACCTTCTGGTCCAGGCAGCTGGTGCTAACTACTACTGGTCACGTTCACCCGGTAAGTTCGTCAATAAGAAGAGCGGTGCAGAAGCCACTAAGTCTAGCACACTCTCTGGCGGCCCGGCATTCACAGGTACAGTCCGTGAGTGGTACGAGACACTTGTAGAGACAATCATCGACGTCGCAAATGAGATCCACAGAAAGACACTTCGTGGCTCAGCGAACTTCGTTGTCTGCTCTCCTGATGTTGCAACAGTCTTCGAGGCTTCGGTGCTTTATAAGCCCAATTATAGCCTTGACGGTGACGGACAAGCAGGAAACCCATTCACACTGGGTGCAACCCCTGTTGGTTCACTGAGTAACCGTTTTACGGTCTACAAGGATCCGTACTTCCCACGGAATAAGGTCCTGGTCGGCTATAAGGGTGGCAGCTACCTAGAAACAGGTTATGTCTACGCTCCGTACGTTCCGCTAATCGTCACACCGACGATCTTCGCGCCAGAGGATTTCACACCCCGCAAGGGCGTGATGACCCGATACGGCAAGAAGATGGTTCGCGCTGACTTCTACGGCACGGTTACTTGCTTGGACATGGATATCATTTAGTTAATTGAATTAACTGAATAAATTTTAAGGGCGGCCCTCGTGGCCGCCCTTTTTGCTTTTACGAGCTGTGTTAATCTATTAACAATAGTTTATGATTATTTCACACTCTAAAAAATTCATATTTTTCAAACCGCTTAAGGTCGCAGGATCCAGTGTAGAGGCATGTCTTGCAAAGCACTGCGGTGAAGAGGATGTTCTAACTGGATCTGATATAGATGATGAGAGACAACAGTTTGACTATGTGAGTCGTAATAACTTTGATGAAAGAGGAAATCCCATCTTTCATATGCACACATCTCCTCAGTTGCTGTATTCAATGACAGATAGCACTTGGGACGATTACTTTAAATTTACGATTGCTAGAAACCCATGGGAGATGACAGTTTCATATTTTTGGTGGTGTTTTTACTCACCAACAAACAGTGTGATATCAAAATGCTATGATGTGAGTGAAGATAGTATAAATGAATTTTCTAAAATCGCACCCAGAGAGGAGGATAGTGCTGAGGTCTTGAGTACAAAATTTGAGCAATTTATAGAGGCTGTTGGGCATTTTAATACCGGTCCAAGAGGAGATGAGGGATTTCATAGAGTCATTGACTGGTTGAGTAGATCGACGTGTGAATTCTATGATAATGCTGATATTATCATGAGATATGAGACATTGCATAAAGATTATGAAAAGCTCTGTGATGTGATAGGCTTACCGAAAGAGACTCTACCTCACTTAAAGGGCAATCAGAGAAAATCAAAAATTCATTATACAGATTACTATAGCGACTGGAGTAAAATCCAGGTCAAAATGGCATTTAGGGATGTGATATCAAGGTTTGGCTACTCTTTTGCGACATGAATGATAAAATGCTCTCTATCAGTGCAAATAAAGTCTTTACGTGATAGATATAGACAGGCCCGATTCTTATAATCAACCGACCCCGCCGGTGAATCGGAATCATGCGGACAAAGGAGAATGATTATGCCAAAAATTAAGGTAACAGATAATAAGGGACTTGTTCAGGAGACAGGAACAGGCGTAGATATTGAGAGTAAGTTTAAGAAGTCAGTCAGCTATGATGTCACTGATCTAACAGCTAACACAACATTATCTCGTGGCGGTGTTTACACATTTACAGCAACTGCAACCATCACAGGTACATTACCAGCAGCGTCAACAGTGCCCGGTTCTCTCTGGGTTTTCCGCACGGTGACACATGATCAGTCTCACTGTTTAACAGGTTCAGGCCTGGACGAAGCACCAGGTGCCATCGGTGGTGATGGAAAGCTATTTTGCATGAATCCAACAGGGGTCTCAGGCACAATGCATGCCGGAGCCACAGACGCCCAGGCCAATCCTAAGACTTCAGGTGGTGAGCTTAAGCTGTCCGCTTCTGCAGGCTGCGCAGTATCCTTGATGTGTGATGGATTCCAGTATCACGCACTGTCTGCCAGTGGAACTCTGACATTCGTTGATACAGCAGCTAACTAGTGATTTTAATATCTCTCACATGAGGGATACAATCAAAAAGCTGCTCAAAGGAGAAAACAATGGCAGAAAAATCAAAGTCAACAAAATCTTCGTCTACAAAATCGAAAAGATCCTCGACTAAGGAGACACGTGCTCCAAAGGCGGCTCCAAAGCCCGTCGCAAAGCCCGTCGCAAAGCCCACAGCAAAGCCAGCACCAAAGGCTGCTTCTGCATCACGGGCAAAAAGACCTGAGTTAAACTCAAACGGAAGCACAATTTACTATGAGGGAGATGTCTGTGATTATCTATGTGATAAGACAGGAACCTCAAAGGGCAAGGTAACTGTAACACAGGACTGGGGCGGAAACGATCACAGCTGGGTTGAAGTTACTTTTCCAGGGCCATCGCCTCACGGCGGCCAGCGTGTTGTAGAGAGATTCAGGTTAAAAAGAGTTAATTGAAATTTTAATTTAGATGAACTTTCATCATTTAATGATTATCTAATCATAAGTTAAGTTAGAGTGGTACCAGAGATTAAGAGAGAGCTCGGAAAGTTATTTTCCGAGCTCTCTTGCACATATAAAATATCCTTGTGAAGAATCGTTTCAGTTGCGTCAATAGTTATGAATAGAGAGGCGCACTTCTAAGGAGATCTCACGTGGCAACATTTGCAAATACGACGAATCCCACACCCTTTGGATTTTTTAATAATGAGTCTGAGTTTAAAACTGAAGCAGACAATATTGTTGTATTTGTTAAGAGAAAGCTGGGTGATGATGTATTAAGCGTCGAATTGACAAAAAAGCAGATCTGGGGAAATCTTGAGGAATCAGCTCTCGAGTATGGGTCAATATTAAACCAATATCAAGCAAAGTCGCAACTCGTTCAATTCTTAGGAATGCCCACTGGAAGTAATCTATCAGGATCTGAGAGCAAGTATCCTCGTGAAAATCTCGACTATCTGACAAGGTTTGCAGAGCCTTACTCATTTGAAGCTGGTGTTGGAGGATCATATAACATGCTATCGGGATCAATAAATCTCGAAAAGGGTAGGCAGGATTATGATGTTTATGATGAGTTAAAGGATGCAGAAGGAAATCTTGTATGTTCATCTAGCCTGAATTCAAGCCCAAGAAGTAAAATTCAAATAAGTGAAGTGTTTCATTTTAATCCACAAGCCGCATACAGATTTTTTGACACCACTTCAGCAATCAACTATCTAAATAATGAATTTTCATTTGAGTCATTTACACCTGAGACCATATTTTATGTGTTACCTGTCTTTGAGGATATTCTTCGTGCGGGCCAATTAGATCTATCAAATAGAGTGAGACGCTCAAATTATTCATATGAGGTTATTGGAACAAAGCTAAGAATTTTTCCACAGCCGACATCGGATAGGGCTACAAAGTTATTTTTAAGGGTAAAATTCTTTTCTGATCCTCTCAATCCTGCGTACAAGGATGAGACAATTGAAGGAGTCTCAAATCTAGGTGATGTGCCATTTGGAAATCTTGAATACAATAGAATCAATAGTATTGGACGCCAGTGGATTAGGCAGTATTCTCTTGCTCTAAGTAAGGAGCAGTTAGGATTAATTAGATCAAAGTTTGGAAGCATTCCAATCCCCGGTGCTGATCTAACACTAAACGGCACAGCGCTTGCAACACAGGGAAGAGAGGATAAAGATAAGCTTATAACACAGCTAAAAGAAATGCTTGAAACAATGACCTATGATAAGCTAATGGAAACTGCTGCAGCAAGAGCTGAATCAATTCAAAAGCAGTTAAAGTATGTTCCGATGCCGAACGGCCTAGCAATTTTTATGGGATGATGACATGTCAAGATTTTTCATAACAAAAAGAGAGATTGATTTTATCAATGATATTGGAAAGGAGATCGTTAAAGATGTGATAGGTCAAAAGATCTATTATTTTCCAATTTCAAAGGAGAAGTCAAATGTTCATGATGTCTATGAGGAGGCCACAGAAAAGGTCTTCGATAATCCAATTGAAATTGAAGCGCTTGTGAAATATCAGCCCCAGGAGGTGAGGGCAAATCAATTCGGAAGTGAGGAATATTATACCATAGAGGTGTATGTGCAAAAAAAAGATCTTAATGACAAGGGCATCCAGATAAGAGAGGGTGATTTTTTTAGTTATGGTGAGGTCTTTTTTGAGGTGATACAGGCGCCAGACTCTAATACAATTTACGGCGAAATAGAATTCAAGTCATTTACAACAATAATTGGCAAGCAGTCAAGAAAGGGACAATTTGTATCAAAGACATTTGGACCAACAGACGAGATGAATTCAGATTCAGATGCAGTCCAGGATAAATTTGTACAACAACGTGGTTTTTCTGCTAATAGACTGGGAGAGACTGCAGACTCTAGAGATCTACAGAAAAAAGGAGTTCTCACAGAACCTATAACAGGTCCAGGAGAAGTGTCAGAGAAGGGTGACTCGACAGGTGCAGGATCATCATTTTATGATGAAAGCTAGAGTGAGAAAACATGTCAGAAGATATTAGCACAATTAAAAAACTAGATGACCCATATGAGGGAACAAGTGTACCTGATGATTTTTCAATACCCCCAGTTGGAATCGAAGATGCAGATAGATCACTGTTTAGACTCTTTGATCAGGTACTTTCATTTGAAGTAGAGGTAAATTCTCAGGTGACACATGTACCTGTTGTATTTTCATCAGGAGAGAGATTTGCACTAACTCGTCGTAGACAACCAATTCGTGACAACAATAACGCTTTAATTTTGCCAATAATATCAATTAGAAGAACTAATATCTCGCATGACGCCTCACAATCTGGGTATGGAACTGTTATATCTCACAAGGATCAGCAAAATTACACAATTAAGAGAAGGCTGAGTAAGACAGATAGAAATTATCAAAATATTATTAACAAGCTAGGGATAAGCAATCAAAAGAATGTATCATCAAAAAAGAATTTTGAAAATCAATCCTCTCGACCATTCAGCGGAAGCATCGAGGGAAGGGTAACATCACGCCGTACCAAGGCGACCTCCCAAGAATCATTAAATTCAAAAGGAGATCTTTTAGCAGATAATTTAGGAGATAATATATTTGAGATAATAACTGTTCCATACCCGACATTTATTACAGTTGAATATGATGTCACATTTTGGACCCAATACATGATTCAGATGAATCAATTAATTGAGACAATGATGGCAAATTTCAGCGGCCAAGGGCATGACTTTTTATTAGAAACTGATTCAGGTTATCAATTTGTCGCATATCTAAAGTCTCCTCTAGGAACTGCTGATAATTTCACAGATTTTTCTGATAATGAAAGAATTGTACGATATTCATTTACAATGGTAATTCCTGCTTATATTCTAGCACCGCAACAGCCTGGTTTACCAAGTCCGTTTAGAAGAACATTTTCAGCTCCGCAAATTGACTTTGGAATATTTGAATCGAGTGCTCCTGTCATTTCTGATTCACAGAATCCGAATTCAAATGGAGATATAAATAAGTTCATACTGAGTGATGTTGAACTATTAGATAAATCTGGAAATGCTCCAAGTCAGAGAGGGCAATCAGATATTAAAATTGTTCAAACAATAGTTGATCCATTCACAAATAAGCCAACACAGAAACTAGTTCCTGTGTTAACTAGAAACCAAAGAAAGGGTGAGACTGTTGCAAGCTCTCGAGTAATAGTTGAATTATTACGAGAATTTGAGTAACGTCTTTTAGACAACTTGGTCTTTTAGACTTTTTAATGATAATTATAAACTGTAGAGATTAGTGTACGGGAGACTAGTTAATGGCTGAACAGATCTTTAAGTCGCCAGGATTCTTTGAACGTGAAGTCGATCTATCCCAAAGAAAGGCGGAAATCGTTGGAGTTCCCGCTGGTGTTGCAGGAACATCAGCGACAGGACCTGCGTTTGTTCCTGTTACAGTGGGTTCGTTTCAAGACTTTCAAGCCAAGTTTGGAAGCCTGGACCCAAAAATGTTTGGACCTTATGCTGTTAGAGAATTTCTAAAGAATAGGTCAGCTTTAACATTTGTTAGAGTTTTGGGTGCGGGTTCAAACGAAAGTGCAACAGATATTAATAAGACAGAGCAGCAGGGTGTTGTCAAGAATGCTGGATTTATCATTAAGAGCACTGCTGTTTCTGGTCGTCCTGGTGACACTAGGCATCTCGGTGCTGTCCAATTTCTTGTCGCAAGGCACTATGTTTCTGCATCAAAGGAAACTGTAGGGTTCCCTGTATTTACAGATAATGATAGCTACGGAATAGGCTCAGGTGATGATTATGTGTATCTGGTAAGAGGCATGATAATGTGTGCAACAGGGACCAGAATACAAGTCTTTAATGCTTCATCATCATATTCAACAGCTGTAACTTCTAATGATGTCGCATCAATTCAAGGTGGCACAACAAATCCGCTGTTTAATACATTTAAACTCGTCGTTTCTTCGACAGCACCTGGATTCGGAACGTCAGAAGGACATGCCGGAATAAAGATCTTCACTGCTTCACTCGATCCTGAGAATCAAAATTATATTTCAAAGATTCTGAATACAGACCCAGAAAGATTCCAGGCAGATCAGCATTTACTATATGCACACTTTCCAGTTGAGCAAGAGCTAGCACCTGTATCAGATCATGAATTTTCTATCGCAATAGCATCAGGATCTGGTAATACCTCATCTAATAATAATGCAAGTGAGGCATTTAGAGATGCATTTGGAAGATTTGATACAAGATATTCAACTCCAAAGACTACAAAGTTCATATCACAGCCGTATGGAACAAAAGAGTATGATCTTTTTCACTTTGAGACAATAGCAGATGGAGCAAATGCAAATACTCAGTATAAGATTTCAATTTCTAATTTAAGAAAATCCACAGATTCAAAAAATGAATATGGAACATTTACAGTTGAGATAAGGACATTTGGAGATACTGATACAAGTCCTGCGATACTTGAACAATATCCACAATGTACTCTGAATCCCAATGATGAGAATTTTATAGCCAGAAAAATAGGTGATCTAAAGATTTCCTATAACTTTGACGCTGAGACTAGAGATGAAAGACGCTTACAAATGTCTGGAAAGTATCCTAATGTCTCACCAAGAGTTCGAATAGTCCTTCA